ATTATGTTTGGGCACTGTTTGCAATAGGTGGTTACTCTGGATATGAAATTGTTGATTGTTTATTATTAGAAGACGGTCAGTTTTATTCATTACCTTATGGGGCTGAAGTTCCATACAAATACATACGACCTTCTGGGATAGGCCTTATTGACCCAGAAAGTTCACCGTATTTATATGGGTTTCAGCGATTGGACTCTGTAGCTTTTAGGATAGAGCCTTATTTAGTAGATAATCAGCATATTTACTTTTACATAACTCGTGACCTTACATACTGTTTGGACTCGGGTTATTTTTATGAGTTGGTGGTTATTGCACAACATAAAGATTCCTTAGCTTTAACTTATGGTGAATTTAAAAGGTTATCTCCAATGTGGAGAATTTATATGAGGCCGTTTACAATACCAACATTGGCTTTTTGCCATGATACTCCCAGAGAGTACATGGATTTCTTTGAGAATGTCATTCCTCAGAGAGGTTTATAATGGCGTCAAAGACTATAAGCGGTTATACGAGACAAAGGTTTTCGGTTTATCGTAGAGCAGGTGGGGTTTACTCAGACACATCTCTGAGGCCTTTATATGAGAATGTAGCCTGTAGATTTGTAGAGTATGGGCAAATGACGTATGATAGAACTCAGGAAGTGGAATTGGTAATAGGGAAGGCGCAGGTATGGACTGAGCATGAACTTCCTGGGGTAAGGAAGGGCGATATTGTAGTTTTACAAAATAGTGATGAATATGTCATTTTAACTATAGAGAGGCGTAGGGATATAACAGGTAAGTTCGACCACACTAAACTGATTTTGGCGTAACTATGGCAAAGTTTTATTCTTCTTTACCAAAAAGATTTAGGAAGAGCATGAGCATAGATTTGAACTTGGGTTTTGATGAAGATGAAGTGGAGCACGCTTTAGCAGACCTGAAACTTAAGCTTTATCACTCAGGTTCGTTTATTGCTTACATAGCTGCTGAAGAATACGGCAAAACGTTTTATAGAAGTATAGTTAAATATCTTCCCACGGCTACTGGATTACTACAGTTATCTGCCACTCCAGTATCCACGGGAAGCTTAGCGGTAAGAGGTAAAGTAACTCGGACTTCCAGGGGAACGAGTACACCAATATTTGGTTGGTTGAATAAACACTCCTGGAAAACAAGGAAGGCTTATAATGTAGAACTGAATCCAGATTTAGTGGAAGTTCAGTTTTTTATCCCTTATAAAAATTGGAAGCGCAGGCCCATGAAGGAATTGGGTTTTTACGTTACTTTTAAACGTGAGGCCTTTGATGAACCTGATTTTGAGGCTTATGCCATAATGAAAGGTATAGAAAACTATGATGTTGTATCCAATCATTACGAGTTGATAATGGATGCAATAGCTCAGGGAAGTGCGGAGTTTGAAAGGTTGGCGAATACAGAGGTTTATAAAACGGTCTTCAACAAAGCCGTTAAGTGGATAGAGCGTCATGTATGGTCTTAGGAGGAGGTAGAAGATGAATATTATAGATTATGTAGCTACATATTTATCTAATCTTCCTCCAGACCATCCTATTAATGAAGCTTTTGGGCAGAAGTTGAATTTTTTGATGGACGACGAATTAAATTTAGATAATAATATCTTCCTATATAGATTTCCTATAACAGAGTATTCAGAGACTACTGTAGATATTGAGGGGGTTTCGGCAGATATTATATCTTCAGAGAGGTTTGGAATTTGCTTAATTCCATTGTCGGGAAGGGGCATTAATTTAACCGACTATTCTACTTATCCAGCGTTTCTTTGTCGCTGTCGTCACAAATTGCCTGGACGGGCGTGGCGGACATTAGAAGAAATAATTTACGAACTTCACGATAATGCTAGGGTTTTTCCCCAGAATGGCGTTATCTACTCCACTCAGACTAACCCATCTTTGTTGTATGCAGATAAACGTTTGATTTATTGTTTTCAGGCAGCTTTTAAAGTAATTGTTGCAGAACGAATTAAATAAGGAGGGCTTTTTATGGGCATTGTAGCTAAAAATGTTAATTTTTATACCGTAGGCATTCCTTTTCTATTTTTATATAAGGTAGATGATTGGAATGATGAAAATAGGGTTGATTGGGCTGCTCTTTGGAGGGCCTACACTGGAGTCGTGGACTATGATTCAGGCCACGTGTTGAATGCAAACTCAATCACCACTTGTAAGACTCCAGAGGAAATTTTATCTAAAGCTTATGTAGGAAACCTGGCGTCTGCTGAAGTAAGTGGTGATATTAAAACTGTAGAGCACACTGTATCTGTTTTAGGTAGGAAAGAGACAGATAAGGTTGTGCTTATTAGAAAGGCCATTGATTACAACATCTCATTTGATGAGATGGATGTACATTTGAAAAATTATCTTATCTCTAAAGATGTAAACTATCCAGACAGGAAAAAGATAGTGGCCAAAACTATCGCCAGAGCTCCACAGGGAGGAGCGGATGACTTTGGAGAAGGCGAAATTGAAATTATGGAAAACGCATTGATTCAAGTTGGTGAGGACTGTTCAAGCTTAGAATATGTCCTTACCAGAAGGTTGCGTGACCAGGGCACTCATTTTGGACCTTTTACAGACAGTGGAACCGATTATTACTTGGGCGGTATTTTTTACTTCTTAGTTGCTGACAAGGAAAGAGAACCGCAGATAGAAGACGAGTTGGAGAAATATCGCAGCAGGATAATTTGTGGATATTTCGTTTATGACCCAAACGAGCAACTGATGAAACTCCAACCATTTCCTAGCGGGATGGATACTTCTGCCTACTCTTATGAGGATACTACAATCCATAGTAATATCAAAATGTTGGTGAACAAGGCTGAGTCTCCAGTAGGTATTGAAACAAATGCTATAGCTGCAGACAGAAGTATCTTAGAAGTTTCTGTTGAACATTATAGCTGGGATGTAGATAGTGGTGATACTACTACTCAAGTATTTAGTGTATCTTTACCTCCTGCATTAATGCGTGGGACACTAACTTTAACTATTACTGGAAAGTATTGGGATGGTACTGAGTGGAAAGAGAGGACTGAAGTATTGTATGGCCTTCCAACATCATCTGCTGCCACTGGCGATACTGCACCTATTGGACTAACTGATGGTACTGGTTCGGTGCTAACTGATTCTACTGCCTGTAGTGTAAACTACAAGACTGGAAATGTAACTTTAACAATTAATTCAACTCTGGTTTCCGATATGCAGTCTAATTCTATGCCCACACAGACAATGCAGATAAGCTTGTCTTTTGTATCCAGTGAGAATTCATATATTCTCTGGACTGGATTGACCTGGGCTAAAGACTCTAAGATGTTTAATTCAGCCAGAGTGGTTCGTCCAAGGCTAGAGATTGAGGGTACGGCTTTGGTAGTGTTTAAGAATAACGTAGGTGTCTCTTTTGTCCATGTCTTACCCAGAGTTGTATTTAAGCCAGATGGGACAATTGACTTTGCGAAGGATGACTGGGAGAAGGGCTCTTTTGTAGTATCGGTAATTAGAGATGATACGGCGTTTATTCCTTACTTACCAACTAAGGTTAGAGTGCCTTTTGGCTTTATTAACACTTTTAGGATTTATGAGGAAGAGTAATGGTGAAGGGGGTATTAACATCCCCTTCCTGTTATAAACATAAGAGGAGGTAAATTGATATGGCTACAAAAGAAAGGATGAATTTGAGAAATCCTGATTCATATACCCTGGGTATTCCTAAAATATACTTTTCTCCAATCCCTTACTCTGGAAACTTTTCAAGGTGGGTGGATTGGAAGGCCTTGGTCAACGGGATTTTCGGTATTACCGATACCACAGGGCAGGTGATTAATTATCACGGTAATGCTGTTGGAACTCCAGACGACATTAGGAAGAAGTATTACCTTGGGTCTATAAGCAATCCAAGTCTGGGAGGAGACCTACAGACTTTGGAGCATACAATATCTAACTTAGGCTATGAGGAGACTGACAGAGTTATTGTTTTACAAAGGCCGATTGAATATAGTTTCAGCTTTGAAGAGCCTGAGATTGAAAACTTGGGTAAGTTCTTTGTCTCCCAGCCAACGGATTTAGGTGTTACTTTACACCTTATGGAAGACCCAAGCTATACTTTCCAAGGTTCTTACAATTCAACTATAACTGTAATAAACAAGAGCATCGGCGACCCTGCAGAAGCTCTTGACGCAGTAAGGTCTGTATGGTTGAATGCTGGAAAGACAGGGGAACCACCAAATGGTGTTTATGGTTTTATAATTGGTGGAAACTATGAAGCTCCTTTGGTAGGAGACTGGGAAAGAAAGAGGCAGTGGTTGGCTTATGCAAATCTTGACTTTGCTACTGAAACAATTGGAACATGGACATATATCAGGCCTAAAGGAACTGCAGCCAATGACTCTTATGGTAGTGACCCTCTCTTTAGTGTCAACGATGCTGTTCTATCTATTGTGGATAGTCGTCCTTGTGTTGATGACTGTTCTGACTTATGGCGTGCAGATACTATTCTCTCTTGGAACGGTTTTGAGTGGGTACTTGCAGACGAGGGTTTTTACGGTTTTGCAGTGACTGGAACTAGAAGGGCGTTCAAGAGAGTGTTCGGTTGCGCTGTAATGACTATGGCCACTGAAATCGGAACATCTATGATTCATGTAATTCCTCGTTGTTCTCTTGTTCCAGATGGTAACTTCACTTTTGATATGGAAAACTGGATTACTGGTGGCTTTAGGTTATTCTGTCAGAGGGATGTTTCTGCAAAACTACTTGACAGAAAGCCTGTTGTTTCAATACCATTTGGATACCTACAGACTTTTGAGCTTATGCCTTTTAGTGGCTAAAGCTATAGGGAGTTGGCCCCTGACATTTCAGGGGCCTTCAGAGTAAAAGATAACATTCAGATAGATTTGGGGGGTTTTGGTTATGCCGACAACTAATCAGCATAGTGATGATACTTTATTTCAGATTGAAGAGATAGAAGGTTATAAGATAACGCCATTGAGTTTTGGAAAGCTTACTCTAATATCTCAAGACTTAATTCCTTTAGTTGACAAAATAGCAGACGCTTTCCCTCAGCTTACAATGAGTCCATCTTTGACTCTTAGAGACATAATTAAAATCGCTTTCTTCATTCTCCCAGATATAACTCCTATACTCGCTAAGGTGCTGGACGTGCCTACAAAGGAAATTGAGAACTTGCGTGCCGATGTAGCTGTTAAGATTGCTGCTGCAGTATGGCGTTTAAATAAAGAGGTTCTTATAAATTTTTTTTCAATAGGATTCGGGGAGACGAACAGTTAAGTTCTCCTCTTCCAGAAGAAGTAACAATAACTCAGATATTTTCGTACCTCATCTCCAAAGGCCATTCATATAACGACCTTTACTGGGTCTATCCCATTCAATTGGTTTATCAATTCTACAACCATACCTATAATGAAGAGAAACGTGATTGGTTAGTCTTAGCTAATCTTTTGCGTGTTGCTGCTTATACTGCTAAAGACTTGACTAAAGAGGGTAATGTAGAGATAAATAAGTTATGGACAAAATTGACGGATACTCTTAAACCAAGTAATATAATTAGAGAAATAAAAACAGATAGGAAAAGACCTAAGAAAAAAGTAGAGGCTAAAAACGTGAATGAAGCTGTAATGTCTGAGGATGATGATATTGTAAAAACTTTTGTTGGGTCTATTGGAGCACAGGTTCAAACGCCATTAAAAATAACTAAGAAGAGGGTGAGATAAATGCCTAACATGGAAGGTTTTACTGTTCCGTTTAAATTGATTGTAGATGCAGCGGGAAGTATTGACAAAGTAATTAACGAACTGCTGGGACAGTTAAGGCAGTTACAGAATAATGTTAATATCAAAATTGATGCAGACTTAGGTATAGATACGGCTAGGTTCATAAAGGACCTAAATAAAGTAAAGCTAGACGTTTCAAGATTTAAAATTGACATTCCTGTTTATGCAAATACAAAGGCCTTAGAATTAGTAAAAAAGACGGTAAAAGTTGACGTTGAAGCTGTCAAGGAATCTCTTACATCTTTAGTTGACTCCTACACAAAAAGGTTCGAGCAACTTGTAAATACAACCAAAGCTATTTCTAAACTTAAGCTCACTTCTCCTTCCCAGCAGAAAGAGTTTGAGGCACTTTTCCAAGAAGGTGTTAGGCAGTTAAATATGATGAAGACTGCCATTGAAAACGTGTATGCTCATCTCCAGCATTTATCTGTAAGGTTGGCTTCTGCTGCATCTGCAGGAAATAAACAATTGATAACGGAGATAGCTGGGCAGTATAGTCAGCTATCCAAAATTTCCGCAGAAGTTACAAAACGGATAGAGGAACGTTTTTCCAAATCATTTGACTCCTTATTGAAACAAGCAACGGCTTTTGCAAATGAAATAAATACTATTAGTGGAAGCTTAGTCATACCAACGTTCTTGACTGGGGAGGGAATACATAGGGGTGGATATTTTAAGGAGCTGATTGCAGAGGCTGAAAAATTTAAACGGGTTTTGATGAGCGTTACGATGGACGAAAAGCAGGTTGGGGAGTTACTGCAAGGGTTTGACTATAGTGGTATTTCTGCAATGCGGGCTGAAGTTAGTAGGTTACAAGGAGAAATGTCTTTCCTTATTGATACTATACAAAAAGTAAAAGGGGAAGGAGGAGAGGAAGGAGCAAAGAAAGAAATTGATATTTCCCCGTATTTAAAGAAGTTCAAGGAAATTCGCTCCCAATTACTTCGTGTAAGTGAGGAATATAAAGCTTTTGTTTCCCAGCAATTAGAAAGTAACCTGCAGCTAAAAACTGGGGAAGAAGGTTGGAGAAAGAGTTTAAATGTAATCTCATCTATTGTTGACATGGCTGCTAAGTACAAGAGCCAAATACTTACCCTAACCGAATATTTGAAAGAAGGATACAATATTTTAAAGGTGCAGGATAGTTTCTATAGCGCCCTATTATCTCTGGCCAGAAGTGGTCAGGAAGTGGAAGCTAAGAAGGTTGCTGACTTAGTTAAAGAGTCGAAATTTTTAGAGCAAGCAGAACAATACCTCAGTAACTTAGTTAGATATGAAAGAGAATACTCAGAGGCTCTAGGAAGTTCATTGGTTGGTGTGAGAGGGCGGAAGGTGTTTCTTGAAGAGCAGCTAAGGGTATTGAAGTCAATGTTTGTTTTAACTGAGGGGACGAATGCTGCAAATATATTTGACCAGTTAGTGCAGACTCAGGAAAAGCTAGCCGAAACAACTGCTCTTGAGAAATTTAAAAATGACTTAGCTTCCATCGGGACGACTATATCTTCTTCTCCTTTAGCTGCTACAAAACGTTTAATCAAGGCCGTAAACGAATATAGCTTGGCTACAGGGAAGTCTGCTGCTGAATCTGAAACTACACTTTCTGCTATCACTACGCTAATCAACCAACTTGTTACAAATTATAAGAAATTGGACAATTTGAAACTCCCGACTGAGACTGTACTAAACTTTAAAAAACAGATTGTGGACTCTCTTGATATAATTACTCAATTAGGAGTTGTTAGTGAATCTACTGCAAAAGAGATAAGAAAGGCCTTTGGAAGTGAACAAATAAAACTGGAATCTCTTTCCTTCCAGTTATCTGCCCAGAAGGATATTGCTCGTAATCTGGAAAAGGTTCTTGCTTTACAAGTGGCTGGAGTTGATGTGGTTAAGAACTTAGAGGAGATGGAACGCCAGTATATTAGAGCTAAGAGAGATGGTGTAGATATAGAAAATTTTCTCCTGAAGGCCGTTGAGAATAGATATGCTGTTACGAATAACTTAGTGGAAGTTTACAGGAGGTTTGTAGAATTAGGTAAAGATGTGAACTTGATGCCTAAGCAACAACTAGCTCAGTTGGAATCTGCAAAGAAAACTCTGGAATTAATTGTTGGGTTGTCAAAGAAGTTGTCCGAGGAAGAGCGTCTAAAACTTGGAGTGGATACGGAATCTATCAAGACCTATAAAACTGAACTTATGAGCTTAATTGCCGAGAGAACAAAAGAGGTTGAGCAGATAAAAGTATCGGAAGAATTTGAGTCTAAGGCCATAGAGCTGATACGGCGTAGAAGTAGGCTTGAAGCCGAAGTAAGACAATCTCTAGCTGAAGGGACTAAACTAATCTCGGAGGCTACCAACCAGTATAGAGAGTATTTGTCAGTCGTAGATAAGGTTATACTAGCTATTCAGAAAGGGGTGATAGGAGTTGAAGAAGACCTCAGCTTAAGCGAAGTAAAGAAAAATGTAGTGTCCTCTATAGCCAAAGAATATCAAACCCTAGTTTCTCTTTCCCAGAAGTATGAGGCAGGCTCTATTGAGCACATACGTATTCTGGAGCAACAAAAGAATCTGTTGAAGGGAATGTTAGACCTGGTTGGGACAGGTAAGTTTGAATTTCCTGTAGGCGGTTTTGAAAATGTGGAAGCTATCAAAAAGGCATACCAGTCTGTTGTAGAAACTATTCAGAGGCTTACAATTCCTACAAAAGAATCTATGTTTGCTATTGACACAAGTAAGTTGGTTGCTCTGGAAGAAAAGGTAAAGGTAATTAAAAGGAACCTGGAAGCCACAGAATTTAAAATTTCTATTGACACTTCGGATTTCATTAAAACTATTGATTCAACCGAACAGGTAAAAACTTCCTTGCGCAGTTACGCTTCTGCACTCCGTTCTCTATACACAGAACAACTTAGGAATAAGGCAGCAACGGATGAGCAGAGGATATCCACACTTAAAACACTCACTTCTGTAGAACAAGAGTTAAACATAACTACTGAATTTGAGCGTAGGTTGAAGTCTTTAAGCGACTATCTTGCATCTAAGAGTACAACCCTAGAGCAGTTCTTTTCTTCTCCAGAAACAGTCTTACAAAGACTTACTACGACTGAATTGAATACTTTGCAGAGGCGTCTTACTGACGTTGGCGTTGTTTTGCAGAAAGTATTTACAGTCACCCCCACAACTAATCCTTTTAAGGCCCTAGCTGACTCTGCAAAGGTTTTAGAGGATAGAATAAAAGGGGTGCGTGAAGTAATGGCAGGGCTGAAGGAAGTTAGCTTTGCTGATATTCTTAAGGAGCGTGAAGCTACCCTTACTGCCCAGATTAAAGAGAGAATAGCAGACCTGCAGCAAGGTGGAAATGTTATTGAAAAATGGCGGAGGCTGATAGAATCTGTAAATACTGCTCTTAAAGAAGGCGTGTCTATAAACGATGAAATGCTATCTGTCTTGTTTAAAGAAGAAACTATTTACAGAAAAATTTATGAGTATGCTCAGCAATTAGTTAATTATGCGACTGCAAATATAGATAAGCTTCCAAAAAACATACAACAAACCTTAGCCACTCAAGCAAACGAGGCTAAGAAAATCTTAGAGCAATATTCTGGAGTAGGAAATTTTGAAGGATACTCGGAATTCACTAAGTCCCTGACTTCTTTAAATAAACAGGTTGGTGTTGGAGAGTTTGAGAATATTACAAAGGCAATGAATCAGTTAGAAGAGGTTAGGCGTGTTATTAGTGAAATGGGAGAGGCATTTATTGGTCCTACTAGAAAAATCAAGAGCGACTATGAAGCTGTAGGTGGCTTTGTAGATGCTACCGTTAAAGAGATAAAGAAGTGGAGGGATTTAAATGACCAGATTTTGAAAGATGCTAACTTTATTAAAAATGTTGATGAAGAGACTTACAATATCAAACGGAAGGATGTTCAAGAGCTAAACAACATGGTTCGTCTTCTCCAGAGGGCACAAGAGCTTAACGCTCGTCTCCAATCATATTCAGTCAAGACAGGCGTTTCTCTGGAGGAGATGAAGACTCCAGAGGGTTTGTTGAAGCTAAACGAAGCTACTAAAAGCACACCTAAGCTCTACCTTGACATTCTGAAGGCGAACGATGAGTACGCAAAGTTATTGAAGCAGATTTCTGACACTATCCCAAAATCTAAGGAACTTCAGGAAATTTTTGGGGCTTACGCTAGTGCCTTTGATAAGGCTGCTAGAGAAGCAGATGAGGTTAATACAAAGTTAAAGACTTTAGAAACATTAAAAGAAAAGCAAGTCAGACGGGAAGCTGGTGCATCTATCTTGGATATATTTAGACTTAATTGGTTTATCCAGCTACGTTTATTCTGGCAGGCATACTTGTTCCTCGGAAGATTAAATGAGGAAGCTATAGAATTCCTACATAACATGAAACTTTTAGGCGCAATTACTCAAGCCTCCTCTCAAGATATCGAAACCTTAACTAATGCTTTTGATGAGCTAGGAAAGACTGTTGCCTATTCTATGTCTGAGTTGGCAAAAGCTGGAACAGAGATAGCTAAGGCTGGTTATTCTATCCAGGATACAATTAAGATTTTAGAAACAGGGTCTAAGCTAGCGTACACAACGGGTGCATCTATAGAAGATTCAGCAAACGTTATTACTACTGTATTACGTGCATGGAGTATGGATGCAGGTAGGGCAGAAGAGGTTTCCAACATTCTTTTTAATACAATTGTTAATTCTAAAGCCTCTCTCGATGGGTTAAAGACGGCTATTGGATATGTTGCAGGTATTGCTCCGCAGGCAAATGTTACTTTTTCTGAAATATCTGCTATGTTAGGTATTCTTACAAACGCTGGATTACAAGCGTCTAAAGCAGGTACATACACTAGACAGTTTATTAATGCACTTTTAAACCCGTCAGCCAAACTCATAGATTCTCTACATAAAGTCGGATTATCTTTGTCTGATGTTGACATAAAGTCAGGAGGAATAATTAAGGTCTTGCAACGGATGCACGATGCTGGTTTTAATGTAGCGGATGCTTTTGATAGTATGAATGTGAGAGCAGCATCGGCGTTCTCTGTATTGATTAGAAATACTGATATTTTAGAGGAATTTACAAATACGTTGGAGTCCCAGCAGGTATTGTTAGATGCATTTGGCGAGAGTGCTGATTCCTTAAAAGCGCATTTAACACTTATGGTAAATAGTCTGGTTACTGAGTTTGCAAAGAATATGGATTCGTTGAGTCCTGTTATAGAAGGTGTACTGGCTGGAGCTGAGGATATGATAACGGGCGTCTTACGCCTTGTAGAGTTATTTATTGGATGGATGGATAATCTTGGCTATACAGGGAAACAGACGGCAGTTAAATTTTCTGAAATAACCACTGTTATGCTTGCCTTAGTTAGTGCTATGGGACTCCTAAGTAAAATAATGCCCAAACTTATCGGCCTTTTTGAACTTTTTGCAGGTGCTCTTAATCCCTGGGTTTTTGTTGCTCTTACAACGGCCTTTGGGAGTTTCTTGGCATTGGCCCGAGCCTCTATCTCTGATATTGATGAGGTGACAGGAAAACTCTCAGACTTACGTGATTCTTTAAAAGAGCTCCAGAGTATAGCTAAAGAGGGTATAAATATAAGGGTGAAGCTAGAACGTGGAATAGAGATAGCGAATTTGGGAAATGTGTTTCGGGATAAACTGCAGGAGTTTTATAAAGTTGCATCTTCAGGGAACCAGAAGTTAATTCAAAAGATGTTTTCCCGTGGAGATGTAAAAGTAGTAGTTAGAGCTTTTATGGAGTCTGTAACTTCTGCACTCATGAACTATCCTGATAAAGATATACAGGAGATAGGTAAGCGCCTTCGTGACCAGATATTTACAATGGAAGCTGGACCAGAAGAAGTGGCAAGAACTGTTGAACAATTTTATACGACACTGACAAAGTTAAATGGTGCCTTCCTGAAAAACGCCGATATTTTGAAAGGTAAGTGGACTTCAGCGTTAGAAAAAGGGACTACAGTTCTTGAAAAGTTAGATGATACAATGCACCAGTTAATTGATTCGTTTAAAGTTTTGAAAGAAAAGAAAGCTGACCTTGAATCTTTGGATTGGGAAGCTAGCCCTCAAACAATAGATACGGTTACAAAGGCTTTTACTGAGAGTAGGAAGCAATATCTTGAAAATCTTAAAAAGACTTTTGCTATCATCCAAGCATCTTTCTCTGCAATTCCAAAAACTAAAGAGGGGATTCCACAACTAGAGATACTGCAGGGACAATTAGAAAGGTTAAAAATTATAATTTCAGAAGTTACTAGTTTAAAGGGCGAGAATGCTATCTTTTCTAAAGACGAAGTGGCTAAGTTAAAAGAGATGACAAACGCAATAGATGAATTTGAAAATAAGATTAATGTAACAAAGGCTACTATACAAAAAACTGTAGATGAGACTATAACTGATATATCGAGTAAGGTTACACAAAAGACTAAGGAAAGTATTCAACAAGCAGACATGGCTATTTTAAAGGAGGTTGATAAACTACTTAAAGACCTAAAAAGTCTAACCTCAAAAGTTACTGTCGGCGTTAAACTTACTCTTCTTTCTCCCCAGAAAGGGAATATTGCCAACTTGAAAAAGGACCTCTCTGATGTTTACGAGAAGACTCAAACAATATTAGCTTCTATCACACATCTATCTCGTGGAGTATTTTCTTTATCCTCTTCACAAGCAAAAGAGCTAGTACAATCCCTTGAACAGATATGGACGGCCATTTCTACGGATTTGAAGAGGACTGCAAAAGATGGGGTGGTTACCTTTGATGAAATAACTAAAGCAGCCGAAAGATTAAGAAGCAGCACATCCTTACGTCAATTTAGCTTAGAAGGTTTAATGCGTGTTCTGGGAGTAGGAAGAGAGGCAGTGCAGGCTCTTGAGAATGAGGTAAATGCAGGTCTCCTAGATACTTTCAGTAATTTGGAATTTAAGATTAATGAAGTGGGTAAGGCCCTTGAGTATATTCAAAAGCATCGGAAGGCTTTTGATGCCAAGGATGTGAAACAAGTTGTTAATCTCTTGGATAATCTCTTAAATAAGCAAGTTCAGTTCTTACAAACTATAACTCAAGCCTCCACTTCTATCTTCCAGAGCGCTAACTATGCTATGTCGATTTCTTCTTCCATACGGGAGGCATTTACAGGGACGGCCTCTTTGGACGATTTACTAGGTGTTTCTGATACTATCAAGTCGCTGGAAAAACTAAAGGGGAATGTAACTGATGTAATAATTGAGTTTGATGCGCTTCATAGTAAGTTTGGTGACTTATCAGCGCTTTTAGGGAAGAATGCAGAGAATTCTATGATTGCGCAACAGGCATTCGCTAAGCTGGGACGAACTGCCTCACAAAGGTTGGATGGTCTTGTGGATAGTTTGAGAAGTAGTGCTACTGAAATAAAGAACATTACAAATGAAATCAAAAATCTTAATGTTGAAATAGCAAAGATAAAATTTGATTGGCTAAAGACCTTAGAAGAATTTAAAGTTAAGTATAAAGGACCTGAATATGAATTTAAGGCACAACAAGAGAATTTAATAAATCAAGGAAAGTATGTTCAGGAAGTTCTACAAAATAACCCTTCCATAGATACTGTTGTCTCTGCATTAACTGAATTTAGAAATAGCTTGATAGAGTTTGCAAAAGCTAACGCCTATCAACGTGTAGGAAAAGAATCTTTTACAAGGGCGGAGGAGATTACTAAAGCTATCATTCAACTGCGGGAGAAGCAAAAAGCTCTACTAGAGGCAAGACTTCAGATTCAGTTGAACTATTATGCTATGGTCTCAAAATTTGCATTGTCGGTGATTGACTTGCTGGGAAGGATTAAAGGAATTCTTGGAGAGCTTTACAAAGTAACGGCAGGGCAAAAAGCAGCAGGAGAAGCTGCTACTAAGGGTCAAGAGGGAGTTAAAGCACCAAAAGCACCTACTGGAGTGAAGCCAGAGGCAGGTAAGCTACAACCGCCAACTAAAGCAACTAAACCAACTACACCGCCAGCTCCTACTACTACTACTCCAGAAATTGCAAAGACCCCCAACATAAATACACAAAGTTTACAGGAATACGCACAAAAGTTGATGGAGTCATCCCAGAGGTTAAAACAGTCTTCTGCTGATTTGAATAGTTTTATCAATAGTTTAAGTAAGTTAGGTGGGGCTTTAAAGAGACAGAAAGTGAATGTGTTGTCAGCTAAAGAAGCCTTGATGAATTATTCAGCTAGTCTCGGGACTATTAATAGTATAATTCAGCAAACTTTTAATTCAATGGCAGACACTATTAGGGGAACTTTAGCTAATGTTATGACCTCAGCACTAAAGCAAGCATTTGAAGGTGACGTGGATTGGTATGGATTGTTTAGTGCTTTTTACTACCAGATTATGCAAATGTATTTTGATATGCTGCTAAAGATAATGATGCAGGCGATGATTCAAAAGTTAGGCGGGAAAGAGTTAATGGATACTTTGTTCGGAACGTCAAATGCTTCGGCTTTTCAATCAGCGGTAGCTTCTAGTGCCACGTCTTTTTCATCTGCAGTTAATAATGCGTCAACTGAAATTATAACGGCTGGGCAAACATTTCATTACTATGTAGCTAACGCTGCTTTAGCTATCCAAAACGCTGCTGCTTCCTTGGCTGCAGCGTCAGCGTCAAGTGCAGCTAGTACTGCTTTTAATCCAGTTTCTTTGATGGGTCCGATGATGTCTTTACTATCTGGAGCTGCTGGAGCTGGTGCGCCTGGAGGCGGTGGAGCCAAGCCTCCTTCTGGTCCTTATAATAACCTTCAACTACCTAAGCCTCAATTCCCGTCATATAAGGTATTTAAAGGCGGTTTAATTCCAGGCTATTATACTGGGGGTGTAGTTTTAGATTCATTTGATGACAGTGAATTGCCCGCTTTTGCCTCTGGAGGATTTGCGGGATTGGTAAGGAAAGGGCAGACAGATAAAGATTCCGTTGTAGCAAAGCTTGCAAAAAATGAATTTGTAGTAAATAATAGGATTGTCAGCGAACTCGGGGTGGATTTTTTTGAAAAGATAAACCAGGGTGATTTTGTAAGTGCACAATCGTTACTAAATAAAAAGATAATACATACGCCAACTGCAAATCCTGTTAATACTGGAAGAGAAGTTATGAAGTTTGCAAATACATTTAGTAGCATAAAAACCCAGGAAGTAAGACCTATTAACGTAGGGTTGGAAATACCTGAAGCTGGAAAGTTCTCAAGGCGGGAGCCTTCAAAAGAAACAACAAAAGAGCAACCATCTAAAACGTTTCCTACTCCAGAAACAGAGGCTCCAAGAGTTGAGGTGGTAAATATAGCAGAGCCTGCAATAGCTAGAAGGTATATTAATTCTACTGAGGGTAAGGAGCGGATTGTGAACATAATAACAGGACAACCATTATTTAAACGATACTTTTCAAAATTTTAAGGAGGAGATTGTATGGCTGTTCAGTGTGATTATATTAAAGGGCTGGCCTCTGACTATAAAGATATGTTATCTATTATAGTCGGCTGGCTTACAGGAGTAGTTGAAGGGCAACCTCCGTGTAGTTCAGCGTCTTGGACTAAACTACAGGATTATGTGGACTCGGATGGGGAACGATGTGTAATTTTAAAGAGTCAACCTGCTGATGAGTTACCTTTGTATGTGGGCCTCAAGACCTTTCGTGGATATGAGGGATTTCAACAGGAAGGGATTCAAATAAATGCCTACACTAATTTTGACCCCGATTTAGAATGGGATTGTCAGGCTGGCTCTTTAGCGGTAAGGGACAACTATAATTCCCAGTCTCATTTTTATGAGGGATGCCCTGCCGTTTTAGTAGGTAATCAACCCGTTTGTTATTGGTTGAAGGCTACAGACACACATATAGTTTGTATGATAAGGACTCCCACGGTTCCGCTAACATCCGATTATACTAAGTATAGAGGAGCGTTTGTTAATGAAATGTTCTACTTGGGATGGGGTAAGAGATTAGTGCCTAAAGAAGGTTATCCGTATCCTATGGTGTGTAGCGGAACTACTTATACCCTCGGAACTCCAACACGTCCTATTCAAAGGAATTTTGTCTATGATAATGTATATGGGTCGCTCAGACATATTCCTCCATTTTATTGGGACTACATGATGTATGAGGGGATACAGAGTTTGGTGTTTTGCTATTTAGAATACACCACTACGATTAATAGAGAACCCCATATAAAAACTCGCTGGCCTTTTGAGCACGTTCCCCCGACAAACTCCTATGAACCACACCATCCTGGGTCATTACCCTTAGCTGATTTTACTAACCCAATTTGCGGGCCTAAAGATTCAGAGGTTACTGCTTTGCTATCCATTCCTACAGTGCCTTTTCATGATGGTGAAAATGTTCCTTTTGGTGAAATGAGTCGTAAAGAGTCTTTATACGATGGGAAGCTTATATTCACTTACGACCAGGTTCAACTATCTAACAGGGCTTTGTACTTTGATGGCCTATGGGGTTGGTTTTCAACTTATCCTGTTAGAAATTCTTTTGTTCAAAGCTTATGTCATTGTACCTTAAAAGTATATGAATGTGGCTCGCATAATTACTTAAACGATATCGGTGTTCCTCTCCCAGTATCCGCCTACCCTCTGGGAGTGAAACACGACCAAATACAAGCACACTTTGGGTGGAATCCAGCAGAGATAGTAGAGTCGTTTAATGATAGACGTCTGCTTATCCCAGTTTACTATTCTGTTGTTAATTCTATTATGGAAATGCAATCGTGTACTCGTGAGGAATTTGGTGGTAGTGGTATATCTTATGATGATGAACAAGACAGAATACAAATAGCTGGAATCCTTGATGACTTATATTTTGTTCCAGGTTTAGGTCTTTCAGCACAAGATTTACTTAAAATAAGCACCCCAGATGGTGACCTTAATTTTATTGTAGTTCAAGATGTATATAGGTCAGGACCGTTTAATTTGGCAGTTATGAAATTAGGTATAAAAGAATGGCATGAAGAAAACCCTGGGCTAGAAGCTCCCAGAGGGTAAAGTATAAATGGAGGTAAACTTATGGCAGTACATTATGAATACAGAACTAATATAAGCCTGCCCGATTTAGTTAGAAACATAAAGGACTTCCTTACTACTTATTCTCCTCCAGATGTTTCTACATTAATGTGGACGCTGGAGTACTCGTTAGATGCTGACCCTGGTAATTCCTTTTATACAGGCCCTATAGTATATATCTTAAGTAAGACCGTAGATGGAGGGGACAACAAGATTTATGCTAAAATTGTTTATCAGAACGATACTATTTATATTCTAGCATCTCCTGATTATGATGACACGACAGATAATACTGCTGACTTGATTTTGAAGGGTTCGCAGAAGAATGAGGCTGAAACACACAATGATGATGTAGCAGTGTATTTGGTGGATGAAACCTTAGTAACTCCTCAAGATGCTTTGGTCTGTAGAATAAAAATGAATGCTGACTTTGACCCTGCCAATGACCTTATAGCAAAAGCATGGTATGTTAGACAGTTAGCTCCTTTACTAGATAGTCCTAATATAACTGATAGGAAAGAGACGGATATATTTTTCTGGCTATCGTTCGTTCGGGAAGAGGTTGGGGATAATCCAATTGATGTAAAAGGCTACTTTCAACATTTATCATTTGGAGTGTGTGGAGAAATTTTAACCGCAGATGTTGACCAGGGTAATGGTGTTGGCGTATATACCGCAGCAAGTTCTTTTGCGTTAGATAGTGAGTTGGATGAAGATGAGTCTCCTAGGACATATTGCGGTTGTGGCAACACTGATGATACTGCGGGCGCATGTATTTGTGTAGGTAACTGGGAAGGGAAGAAAACATGGTATTATCCAGGCACTATGTATGGATATGCTAGAGACCCCTTTGATGTACGCTTTTTTGTAAACCCTGCAAATGTCGGGTTTGACTTTACAGAACTTTGTAAATATTCCAACTATGCAGGAGTTAGGATATTGACTCCAAGTTATGTCTTTGGAAAGTATGCAGGTCTCTGGAGGATAATTGCACGACTTCCGTTTTATTACACTGATTTGCTTGGCCTGTATGCAGGGGATATTGTTACTCATACAGATGAGAGTGGCGACACACACTCTTTCATTTTATTCCCGTTTGTACATTACAACTGTTCCATTGCTGCAGGCGCAAGACGTGGGTATGGAGTTCCTTTACCAACAGAAGAATAATTGGACGGCGTGAATGTATGGAGATTGTTACTTTTATGGATTCTCTAATTTTTATGGTGGGCCTGAGCTTGTTGGAGTTACTCGGGCCCCTGTCCAATACATTTTACCTCCATTTGCCTGCCCAGAGTCAGGCGCTCCTAAAATACAATCACAAATATTACCTACCTACACTCCCGTAGGACAAGCTTTAGCGCCAAATTCATCTGCCAATGAACTGGTTCGTACTTCAATAGAATTCCCTAAAGCGAAAATCCAAAAAGATTTTGTTAACATCCACGGACAAGAGCTAGATGTTACTTTTTGTGGTTTTGGTATCTTTGGTCCTCCCTGCTTCTTCGGAGGCCACACGTATGTTTATGTAAATTTAAGACCATTTCTTTACGACAGTGAAATTTATGATTTATACGCATACGAACAATCCATAGAAAACGTTCATGTTTATAAGGTTTTTCACGGTATTTCCGTTCTTAATTTTACTGAAGTTAAAACTAACTTTTCTGCGCCAGCAATAGAAACTTACGCAGTACTTTGTGATTCTTTTAAAAGTAGTGTTGACAACTTAATAGGAGTGACAGAGAAAAATTTTGTTGAAGTCTTACTCACACTTCCTCAACCTAAACTGGATTTATTAGGTGGACCTGCGTGGAGGGGGCATTTATTTAAAGACCTCCCTACACCATTTCATCTTTTCTCCCCAGCTTTTTCAGATGCTATTGACATAGCTAAGGGACTGCATCCTAAGTATGCTTTTGGTTCAGAGTATAAGATTCCGACCCATATTCTTTCCTGGACGCAACTATATACTGAATCAATGATTCTGTTTTCTACGGTTACAGGAGATATAATCCAATTAAGTTGGGATATGATTCCCCGCTCTGCTATTTACGGTGGAAATGTCCTTTACAGAAATTTTTATGGGACGCTCTACAGAGGTTTTTGGTATGACTTCGTAATGTATGTTGGTAAGGGCGTTCCTTCTACCTTATTTTTAACTGCGGACTTGACATGCGTTAGCAAACCAAATCTACCTGACATAGAGGTATTAGATTCTATTAAACACAGCCATACTGGAAACGAAGTCGCTCCTTTAATTCTTCGGGATTTATACGCAGCTACATTCCCTCAAAGAGATTTTATCGTACCTCATTTGAACTACAAAGATTATAGAGGGGTGATAGACTTTTTAGATAGTCTGACTTTTACAGACGTGGGTGGTATTAAGCCTCCACTTTACGATATTTCTCTTGCTGGTTTGCCTAGTATTCTACTCACACCTTATTCTCCTTTAGATTCTGGAAAGAGCATATGCTATGGAACGGATTTGTTAGATACATTTATGGCTACACTGACATATCCTTTTTTGAGTGAAAACTTTAACATGGGTGCTTCTGCTTCCAGAATCATATATCCGACTCCAGAGTGGGTTGGGTTTACGGAGTATAGTTGTTTTGGTCTTGACAATCTGGACTCTATAGAACTTTCCTATAATTTAAATGCGCCGTCTCTTGTGGGGAATGACTATAGTTACCTACAGATGTTTGATGCCGATTTAAGTTGTAAAGTTTACGCTGATTTTGGGATGGATATTCTTGAAGAATATAAAGTTTTAAATAACTTATGGAGTAGCGGTCCTATAAATGTAGTGTCAGATTGCCCTTCTTTTGAGCTTGCAGATTTTTGTTACGCTGAATTTACATATCGTATTGACATTATAGATTCTATTGATTCGGCAGTCCACTTAGCATCGCCCGAACACGGCCTTTATATCCATTCAATTCCATTGTTTACAACTACTTTCTGCAATCCTTCTGGATATGAGGAAGATGCGCAGGAAGCTATGATTATACATACATATGACAGCGACTTAGTTCCTGTTCCTTACGAAGCTATTGTATGTCCTCCACTGGAAGAGACTGAACTTTGCCCTGATGGTGCGCCGATATATTCGTTTGATACAGTAGAGTCATTTGAATACTTATATGAGCCGTACGGAGGGAATCTATATGACCGTATGGCTATTCCTTTAAAAACCATAGAAGTGGAATCAAATTATTGCGCTTTTAAAGGAACTATTCCAACATTTATATTTTATATTCCAAATACAGTTGAAGGTAGGCCTGTCCATGCTTACAACATAACAAGTACGATAGAGTCATTTGAATTTCCGACAGTAACATGCTTTCAAAGTGTCTGTATTTTTAATAATATTACTGACATCCTTGACAATGTTGTTTTCTTATCCCAGCCAAAACCAAATTACTTGCGAGATTTTACAAATATTGTTAAGTTTTTCATAACAGCAAAAACTGATATCGTTGAGTATTATTGTGTAAATCCTTTTGTTGATATAATTGACTCAGTCTTATATACTGACTTTGAGCCTTTAATATGGTGGTTTGATTTTGCCTTGGAGTATGACTATGAGGATACTGGAAGGGAAGAGGTTTTATTGGGAATTCCCTTTGTATAAAAAATTTTAAAAAAGGAGTTGGGTTATGGCTTTACTATATCCACGTCCAGTGACTGCCTGTTACGGCGTTTGGTTTACACTGGAAAACGACATAACTTTACTTAAGTATTCGGGAAGGTTTGTTGGGTATTCTATTGACACGGGCGAGCTAGTTTTAGCTAATGGTCCAAATGTTAAGGAGATAATCGGTTGGTTAGATATGCCCAACGATGCTCGTGTGTATCAGATGGAAAATGCGTATGAATCCATGAACAATCCAGATTACACTTACAAAGCTGGGGACCAGGTATTTCTAATTAATTCTATTCAGACTCGTTTTCTTATCCCAGCGGGAAGTGTGGCTGATTTGAAAGTTGGTATGTCTTATTCCTTGACAATTGATTCTGACGGAAATCAAGTATTAGGACCACCCACACAATTACCTTCGTACGTTGTCTTGGATAAGGTTGAGGCCGATAACTATGTTATGGTACATCTACTAACAACACATTATTAATTTAGAGGAGGTAAAGGATGACTACTTTTTCTGAATGGTTCAACGTAAATTATCCAGGAGCGGGTGGTGGTAGCGGTGGTGGAAATATGAATACAGAGACTTATGACCCTGATGAGGATGGTATAGTTTCCAAGGCGGAGGCTCTCAGCGACGGAAACACTGAGGTTACTGCTTCTGAAGCTGCCGATGCAGTGTCTAAGTCTCACGAACAAAATACAGATACTGGAACAACTGCTGAAGAGTTTTATATTGAACTTGATGGAGCTCAAATTCCAGTTAGAGCACATATTGAAAGCACTAATAATCCTCACCATGTTACTAAGTTTCAGATAGGGTTAGGGAATGTAGAGAATATAAAAAATAATCTGAATGCTACACAACCACCCACAACAGTAGATGATGAAGGGGAAGGTTATTCTGTTGGTTCTAGGTGGATTGATGTTAATGAAAAGAAAGAATATGTTTGCTTAGATGCAACCGAAGGTGCTGCTATCTGGAAAGAGACAACATATATAGCTAGTGTCATCAATTCTTTTTTAGGCCTTTCAGATACTCCATCCACTTATAATGGAAGTGGAGGAAAGTTCTTACGTGTCTCTGATAGTGAGGATGGGATAGTTTTTGACACTGTACCTGAAGGTAATGAAGGAGATATGCGCACAGATGTTTATGACCCCGACAAAGATGGTATAGTAACTAAAGCAGAGATTCTTAGTAATGGAAGTACTGAGGTTACTGCTTCTGAGGCTGCTGATGCGGTAGGAAAAGCACACAATCAAAATACAGATACGGGAACAACTGCTGAAGAGTTTTACATAGATACTGAAAATGCTAATATTCCTGTTAGGGCCCACATAGAGAACACCAACAATCCGCATCACGTGACAAAGAGTCAAATAGGTCTGGGTAATGTTGAAAACATAAAAAATAACTTAAACGCTACAGTATCTCCTTCTTCCAGTAACGATAGTAGTGAGGGTTACTCTGTAGGTTCTAGGTGGGTTAATGTTGACTCAAAAAAGGAATACGTTTGTCTGGATGCGACTGAGGGTGCTGCTATCTGGAAAGAGACAACATACATAGCAGACGTTATTACCACGTTTTTAGGATTGTCTGATACTCCAGATACCTACAGTGGAAGTGGAGGAAAGTTTGTTCAAGTTTCTGAGAATGAAGATGGCTTAGTTTTTACTGAGTCCGCTCCAAACGATATAACTGCCCTGGAGATTCTAAATAAACTAAAAACGGTTGACGGAGCTGGTAGCGGACTTGATACTGATTTTATTAGAGGCCTTCCTGGGGATTTCACTTGCAGTAAGAATCCAATTGGATTTACTAAACTTCCAAACGGTATAATAATCCAATGGGGTAGAGTGGAAGAAGTTGAAGACGAACTTTGGGTTGTTTTTTATCCTATAGTTTTTCCAAATGACGTGTTATTTATTACCTTATCTACTCCCGTTAGATATAATACACATATTCGTATGAAAAAAGATGAGGCTAATGTACTTGTTGAGGTGACAGATGCCTGGTTTTCTTTTAAAGGCGCACATAAAGAAGAAGCAGATTATTATTGGATAGCGTTAGGCTACTAATTAAAAGGAGGTTATTAGCATGAAATACGGTGTTTTTGATGAGAAAGGATTACCACAGGGATTTTACGATAGTAAAATTCACGGTTCTAACATTCCGACAGATGCGGTAGAAATTTCCGATAGTGTATGGTTGGAGCTTATTCAAAATCCTGGGAAAAGGGCTTATGTTGGTGGGACTATTATTGACATTTCTGCTAAGAAGTGGGACTCTTCTACAAATCAATGGGTAGATAAAAGCACAGACGAAATTTTGAATCCTTTGAAGGAAGCAAAAGCTGCTAAGCTAAAGGCAGAACTTCAGGACTTTGTATATTCGCATTATGATAACGGCACACAAGCTAGTTTCCTTTCTCTTTACCAGCTTGCAAAGGATAAAGGCAGAACCGATATAATTACTGAAATCCAAAAGGTATGGGCATGGGTGAATACCGTCATGAATTACTACTACAACAAAAAATCCAGCATCCTAAACGCAACATCAATAGATGAGTTGAATGCTATAACATGGGATTGGAGTGAAGTAGAGGAGACGGAGCATATTGAACTATCCACAATTATGGCAATGTTTAATCAAGAACAGCAATAATAAAGGGGGCATAAAATGAAGATTTCGTTTTTTAAAGCAATTTCTTTGGTAGGTCTTTTGGCAGAGGAATTAACTGAAATCGCAGCGGACGGAAAAATAACTATCAAAGAGGCTATCGGTTTGGTAGAGAAAATTTGTGAAAAACTTGGAATAGACTTTGATAAAGAGGGGATAGATATTATAAAAAAGGAGGGCTAACGAAATGCCTTTCATTGGTGACATTATAACAAAACAACTTCCCCCAAGAATAGAGAAAAGGAAACTTTTTGGAATAATTCCTTATAAGAAAACTATTCTTGAGTGGGAAGTTTATGAGCCCTTGACATATGTGGATGAAATTTTTGAAATAAAAATTACAGTTCCGAAGGGAGCTACGACAGATTTCGCATCTACGCCTCGTATTGTCTGGCCTATTCTTCCTCCAGTAGGACGCTACAGCGGGCCTGCTATAGTTCATGACTATATGTATAGGCATGGACTATATAATAGAAAGATAGCTGACTTTGTATTTCTTCATGCCATGATGGACATTGGAGTTCCTACCTGGAAACAAGTTGTAATGTTTGAGGCAGTCAGATTATTTGGGTGGAAATCATATAGAAAGTTGGAAAAACTCAGAGAGGGTTAGTAATGCAATTTGCATTTAATCCATTTACAGATTCTTTAGATGCCGTTGGAGGTGGGGGAGCTAGGTTTACATCAGGAAGCATTATATGGTGGCCAGATACACTAGCTCCTCCATCTGGATGGTTAAAATGCGATGGGTCTTTGGTCAGTAAAGAAGATTACCCTGCTTTATTTGAAGTTAT